AACTGACATGTGGAAGTTCCGTCCCGATACCGACACCAACTTTTTTACTTATAGTGTCATTCCTCACCTCGCGGACGTATATGGTTGTACAACCCAGTTTGTCCATGAAAGACTTATGGATTGGCGAGCTGAGAGTGGATTTAACCACACAAAACCAGTGGTAGACCCGGTTACAAAAAGGGTCGTAAGAAAACCACCGGTGGTTGGAACCGTACATTTGATACAAGAGAGAGGTGCAAAACTCCGTCACATTGCAAATCCCTTCCGAACTTGGCAAGCCGTTTTAGGGCCATTCGGTGACTTCATTGGTCAAATAAACAGGCTTAATGCCTGGGACTGTACGTTTGATCAGGAGGGAGGTGTAAGATTCATAGAGGATTCCCTTAACAAGGGTCGTACAGTGTACTCTATAGATCTAAGTAACGCGACAGATAGATTCCCTTTGGAAGTCCAAGTGGACGTCGTGAGGACGCTATTAGCGAAGCTTCGCAACATGCAAAAGCTCCAGGGCTCAATGGCACACCGAGCAGATGGCAAAGCCATAAACATGCTCACAGGTGCACCGTTAACACCCGAAGATGCTCTAGTACAAGCGGGCGTAGTGAACGCCAATCTAGATAAAATGGAAGATCTTCTGAATATCTTCGCGAGCCTATCAAGAGGTCGATGGGTTGTTCAACAACCTGAGACCCCTGGTATGGTTACCTCTTGGTCCGTGGGACAACCGCTAGGGCTGTACCCGTCGTTTGGGGTTTTTGCCTTAACCCATGGATTGCTGTTGAAAAGTATTAGTAAACAGCAAGGTGTTACTGACGGAGAGCTGACATTCCGTGTCCTTGGTGACGATGTCGTCATTAATCATCATGGAGTCGCTAATTCTTACCTACAAGTCATAAAGTCTATGGGCATAGAAGTAAGCCCTACGAAGACACTTGTAAGTAACAGAGTAGGAGAGTTCGCTGGTAGAGTTGTTGGCCCCAAGGGAGCCTTAAGGGTATACAAATTTTGCCCATCAACTCCTCAGAATCCTGCCGGGCCTTTGTTTAGCCTTGGCTACCGAGGCATAAGCCTCGTGATTCCCATGTACAGGCGCTTGGTAAGCGACTGGGCATGCCTGCCAGAACCTGATGGATTGGGTCTCAATCCTCAGGGTATACCTCTTGAGTTCCGTCTTACTGACGATTTCGTCAGGGACTTCTTTAGAGGGAAACCTCCGAAAGCTGTCTCGGATACAGTAGTAAGTAAAGATAGACACTGGTACAACGTGTCCTTTTGGTGGCCCAAAATCGGTAGACATGGCGAGCTCAATGAGCAAACCATGCACGAACAAGAGCCATGGACATTGCGCGGCCTGCGCAACCTCTGGAAAAGAGATGGTGATTATGAAAAAGCCGTCACTGACCTGAACGCATACAATGAGTATGCTAGGGTTTCTGGAGCGGAGTATCGGATACCAAAACGGTCAGAGAATCGGGCCCCTAGGGGTAGACCTCATTCCGAAGATCAATCCGAATTGGAGAAAGGAATCAGTCTGAGAAGAATGCGAAAACTCGTAAGAGAGATTCGCAAAGTTTGGGTTCGTGAGAAAATTAAACCAAACCGTAGAGTATAGGCCGTGAGGCTTAGGTGGCTAAC